AGTAGTTAAGACCAAGCTAGTAAATATTAAGGTCTGTCCTCAGTGTTGGACGCCGGATCAGCCACAGCTACAGCTTGGTATGTATCCAATTGATGATCCTCAGGCACTAAGGGAACCACGGAAAGATCTTAGTTACTATCAGTCTGGCATTAACGTGGCAGGATTTCCGTCAGAAGGCAGTAGAATTTTTCAGTGGGGTTGGAATCCGGTTGGTGGGTCTAGGGGGTTTGATGACCCACTAACGCCAAACTATTTGGTTGCAACGACATACGTTGGTACAGTAACGGTCACGACATCATAGGAGTCCATGATGGACAAGAAAGAAGTTAAAGCTATCGCGGACACGGAAATCCGTGGTCACGAAAAGCGTATGCACCCCGGCGCAAAAAAGATGAAAGCCGGTGGCCCGACCACGGACGACCGCATGAAGTACGGGAAGAATTTGTCTCGTGCCATGAACCAGCGCAGCGGCGCGAGGGGGCGGTAATGGGTGGCTTCAGTATGAAAAAGGGCGGTAAAGAAGTTGGTCCCGCGTCTACTTATGCCAAGCCGCATGACATGACTGGGAAAGCTGGTGTCGACCTGAGTAACAGCGGCTACGGTAAAAAGTCTCGCTCGATGAGTCTTGACGACCTGTGCGTCAGCGTTGGCAACGTCTCAAGCAGCGAGTGCCCACCACCCAAGACCTCTGGTATCCAGATGCGGGGAACTGGTTGCGCTACTAAAGGCAAAATGTCTCGGGGTCCGATGGCATGAACTACGCCGATCTGTGTGTAAACATCCAAGATATTACGGAGAATTCGTTCACCGCTGATCAATTGGCTATGTTTACGCAGCAGTCGGAGCAGAAGATCTATAACACGGTCCAACTGCCCAACCTGCGGAAAAACGTGACCGGCGTTACGGCTTCAGCCAATAAGTATCTGGCTTGCCCGAATGATTTTTTATCCGCATATTCTTTAGCGGTTATTAACGCGTCGGGTAATTATACTTTCTTACTGAATAAAGACGTTAATTTTATTCGTGAAGCGTATCCAAATCCAACTAGCACCGGGCTCCCAGCCCACTACGCTATTTTTGGTCCCCAGTCCTCACTACCGACAGAGTTGACGTTTATTCTTGGCCCGACTCCAGACGCTGTATATTCGATGGAGTTGCACTACTACTATTACCCACAGTCTATCGTAACTGCCGGTACTACGTGGTTGGGCGATAATTTTGACTCTGCATTGCTAAATGGTGCGCTGGTTGAAGCTATCCGGTTTATGAAGGGTGAGCAAGAACTAATTGCGGTTTACAAAGGTATGTACGACAACTCGCTGGCGTTGCTCAAACAGTTGGGTGATGGTAAGGATCGTCAGGATGCGTACCGTAGCGGTCAGGTCCGCGTAGAGGTTCTTTGATGTCTATTATCCAGACTCAGACCACTAGCTTTAAAGCGGAGTTATATCAGGCAATCCATAACCTGCTAACAGACACGCTTAAAATCGCTCTGTACACGGGCGACGCTACGCTTAACGCGGACACCACTGCCTATTCCACTACTAACGAAATTACGGGTACGGGGTATACGGCTGGGGGTGTAGTAATTACTGGGGTCACAGTTAATTCCTCGGGGTACACGGCGTACGTTAGTTTTAACAACCCTAGCTGGCCCGCTGCTTCATTCACAACCCGCGCAGCGTTGATATACAACTCTAGTAAAGCTAACCGGTCTATCGCCGTGCTGGACTTTGGGGCAGATAAGACGGTCTCTGGTAATACGTTTACTATTACGCTCCCCACTAACAACGTGACAGACGCACTAATCCGGTCTTCTAATTGAGGTATACATGCTAGTAAGCACAATTCACGGCGAGATGGACGACTCCTTGCTGGAAAAAAAAGAAGGTTCGTTGGATAATGATATTGAGTTCACCACATGGACTGAGTATTGGCTCAACGATGAGTTGGTTCACCGGTCTGTTCACGTCACACTAAAAACTTCTCCATTTACGGCGCTAGAAGCCGCTTCGATAGGATAAATCATGGCTAATACTCAAAGCATGTGCACATCGTTCCTTGGCGAATTGATGACTGCAACTCACAATTTTGGTGCTTCTCCCATCCGAGGGGCGTCAACCGCAGACACGTTCAAAGCTGCACTCTATCTTGCTTCGGCAACGATTAACGCTGCGACCACTGCGTATACAGCTACCGGTGAAGTTACCGGCACAAACTATACGGCGGGCGGAGTAACTGTAACAAACGCAACGGCTCCGCTGTCTTCAAATACGTCAACAACTGCTGGTACGGGTTACTGGACGCCATCTGCTTCAATTGTTTACACCACTGTCACGCTTTCAACGGCGTTTGACACGGTGTTGATTTATAATTCGACGCAAAGTAACAAGGCGGTTAGTGTTCATACTTTTGGCTCACAGACTGTGACCGCAGGTACGTTCACGTTGACGATGCCAAGTAACACGACCAGCACCGCTCTGATTCGTTTGGCTACAACCTAAATCATGACCGTCTCGTTAAAGCACGCTTTCACAAGCCCAAAGACGGACGGTGTAGACGCGACCCTTGTTCAGCCATCGAATTGGAATGCCGAACACTCGCTTCAATTAGCGACGAATCGGCTTCTTGGTAGGACCACCGCCGGGACTGGGGTAGCAGAAGAGATTTCTGTTGCTGGAAGTCTTACCCTTTCTGGCGGTGTTTTAACGGGCACAGGTGGCGGGGGAAGCCCCAACCTTGACGGCGGAACGCCAACAAGCAACTTTGGCGGGATTACCGCAATTGACGGAGGTACGCCGTAATGGCCGTTCAAATTCAGCTTAGAAACGGAACTGCGTCGGCGTGGACCTCGGCTAACCCTACGCTTGCTGTTGGCGAGATGGGTGTTGAAACTGACACCAACCGCTTCAAAATAGGTACTGGTTCAACCGCGTGGAATAGCCTTGGGTACTCGGCGGGTTTTGCCTATAAAGGCACTTGGTCAGGCGCAACTGCGTATGTAGTGAACGACATGGTTTACTACAACGGGTCCAGCTATATCTCTATCCAAAACGGGACCAACCAGAACCCTGCAACACAAACGGCTTATTGGAGCTATGTTGCTGTTGCCGGGACTAATGGTACTAACGGGACCAATGGCACAAACGGAACCAACGGAACGTCATTTACTTGGCGCGGTACTTTTGTTGGTGGGACAAGCTACGCGGTCAACGATAACGTCTATTACAGCGGTTCAACGTACATCTGTACGGTTGCCACATCAAGCGCGACGGTTCCACCATCGCTACCGGGGAACTGGTCATTATTGGCTCAAGCGGGGTCAATGTCTGGGCCGGGATCGTCCACAGATACGGCGATTGCGCGGTTTAATGGTACGGGCGGTGCAACACTTCAGGACAGCACGATTACGGTCAGTGCTACGGGGACAATAGCGGCGGCATCCGGCACGATGACGCTGACCAACCCAACGGTCACAAACTACGTCGAAACCTCAGTTGTCAACACTGCCGGTACGTCAGTAACGATTAACTTAGCCAACGGTACGTTTCAGCGGTTTACAATGTCTGGCGGCAACGCAACAATCACGACACCAACGGCTGTTGCGGGTAAGAGTTTTATCCTGATCCTGACGCAGGACTCGACGCCAAGAACGGTGACTTGGACAACGGTTGTGTGGCCTTCTGGCACAGCGCCAACAATCAGCACTGGGTCTGGTAAGCGCGATATCTTCTCGTTCTTCTCGGACGGCACTAGCTGGTTCGGGGCGACTATTGGGCAGAACTACTGATGTTTGCTGCGTCTAAATCCGGGCAGTCTGTTGTTGCCGCATCTTCAGATCCCAATTTCCCGTATGTCCCACTACTGCTGGAAACGGGACCAGCGTCTTCGCGCAGCACAACGGTCACTGACTCAAGCAGCGTTCCTTTAACGGTTACCCGGAATGGGACGCCCAGCACTGGCTGGGTTTCGCCTTATCAAACTAACGGGTATTGGGGTAATCTTTTTTCATCAGCTTCAGATGGGCTGACTTTTGCTGCAAATGCAGGTTTTGTTCTTACCGGGGGTGCTTTTACAATTGAATTTTGGGCTTATCCAACTTCCGGTAGCAATTACGACACCATAATTGATGGTGGAATGGGTTCTGGTTTTGGATTGACTCGAAGGGCTGGAACCAACGCGATTGTTTGGCAGGCTGCTGGCGCTCAAATTGAGGTCGGCTCCACTTTTTTGCTTAATCAATGGAATCACATTGTTGCCAACTATAGCGGATCAGGTAGTGTAAATCTGTATATAAATGGCACTTCGGTTAGTAGTGCGGGTGCAGTACCCACAAATACGGGAACAATTGCTTTATTAATCGGCAAGTGGTCTGCTGGGCAACCTTTTGCCGGGTATGTTTCTAACGTAAGAATTGTTAAAGGGTCTGCGGTTTATACAAACGGTTCAACCATTACGGTTCCTACGGCTCCGCTGACCGCTGTCACTAACACGCAGTTGCTTACCTGCCAAGCCAATCGTTTCGTTGACAGCAACACGCAAGTCACTGCAAAAACACTTACGGTCACCGGCACTCCCCAAGTAACGCCTTACTTCTACCCCAGCACGTTCACCGCTCCTACGGCTAGTACGGGGGCTGGGTTGTTTAATGGCAG